ACCAACGTTGTTGACTTGTCACAGGCTCGCGATATTGGACAGGGAACTGACCTGTACGCCGTTGTGACGGTAACAACCACCGGCACTGGTGCTGGTACTGTCACTTTCTCAATTCAGTCGTCTGCTGCCGAGGCAATGAGTTCACCAACAACTCTTGTGTCAAGTGCTGCCTATGTTGGAACGACTCTTCTTGCTCCAACAGGAACCGCTCCATACACCACTGGTGGTACGCAGATCGTTATGCGAATCCCAGGGATCATTGGTTCGACCGGACAGCGTTGGCTATCTGCTTACTACACCGTCGCTAGTACGGTTGGTGCATTAAAGGTTCAGGTTGATCTTGTTTCCGACATCCAAGATGGCAAGAAGTTCTACCCATCCGGATTCACTGTTGCTTAATTAGGAACCAATCATGCCAATGTACCGCGCCAAAGTGAAGTGCTACATCGACAACTCCATCCGCGAGGAAGGTGATGTCTTTGAGTACAACGGAGATTCAAATGCATGTGTCGAATTGGTTACAGGCACAGGCAACGGCGAGCCAACGGTTGATGCTTCCGGAAGGAAGTGGAAAGCCAAGGGCAAGCGTAAGTCTTCGGATGATGAAGCGGACGTTGACGAGGGTTGATCCTTTGATTTGATTTGCCGCATGGGGGGAGTCGCTGGGAAACCACGGCTCCCCCTTGTTTCTAGGAGGTTTCTATGGCATCGGAAGTTGACATCTGCAACCTTGCTCTATCACACATCGGGGATGAGGCGACAGTCTCAAGCATTGACCCACCTGAAGCATCGTTTCAAGCCGGGTTGTGTCATCGTTTCTACCCCATTGCTCGCGACTCCCTGCTGCAAATGCACAACTGGAACTTCGGTTCTAAGCGTGTCAATCTTGCACAGGTGACCAACGTGTGGCCTGAGTGGGAGTACGCATACGCAGTGCCTGGTGATTGCGTGACCATTGTCAGTGTGCTGCCTCCTGACGCTGCCAACGACTACGCGACGCAGTTCGTCCCTACTGACAGCCCGTCATTTGGACACAACTACTCGCCGCTCATTGCGGCAGGTCAGTACGTCCCGCAGCCGTACGCCGTTGAGGCTGACACCCTTGGTGCAGGTGTGATCTACACCAACCAAGCAAGTGCAATGCTCCGGTATCAATCCCTTGTGTCTGACCCAACCAAGTTCACGCCGCTGTTCGTGATGACGTTGTCATGGCACTTGGCATCAATGCTTGCAGGGCCGATCATCAAGGGCGACATTGGTTCTGCCGAAGCAAAGCGATGCCTACAGATGATGGCTGGGTATCTGTCTCAAGCGCGAACAAGTGATTCAAACATGCGAAACATCAAGGTGGAACACATCGTTCCCTGGTCAGCAGGAAGATAAACATGCCTACGACGCGCACCTTCTTCCGTTCGTTTGCCGGCGGCGAGTTGTCGCCTGAGATGTTTGGACGCATTGACGATGTCAAGTTCCAAACCGGGGCGGCAAAGTTGCGGAACTTTATTGCTATGCCGCAAGGGCCGGCAGAGAACCGACCCGGAACAGCGTTTGTGCGAGCAGTCAAGAACAGCGCAAAGCGCACTCGACTGATCCCGTTCACCTACAGCACAACGCAAACGATGGTGCTTGAACTTGGTGATGGGTACATCCGGTTCCACACGCAGGGCGCGACGCTGTTGGTTGGTGCGCCAAGCGCATTCAGCACAACAAAGACCATTACGGCTGTTAATACTGCCACAGAAACTGTGACAAGCAACGCGCACGGCTATGCAAACGGAACACCGATCCAAATTGCAGCCACAACAACAATTCCAGCAGGTTTGTCTGCCCTCACAACTTATTATGTTGTTGGCGCAACCACAAACACATTTCAATTCTCTTTGACTGTTGGTGGAGCGGCAATTGATATTACAAGTGCTGGTGCTGGAACAATTACGACAAACCAAGTTTATTCTTTGGGCGATCTTGTAAGTTCCGGTGGATCAAACTATTACTGCATCCTTGCGTCAACGGGCAATCTGCCGAGCAATGCAACGTATTGGTATCCGATTCCTTCAGCCGCGTACGAGATCCCTACCCCGTACGCAGAGGCTGACCTGTTTGACTTGCACTATGTGCAGTCTGCCGATGTGCTGACCATTGTCCACCCGAACTACGCACCACGCGAGTTGCGCCGGCTTGGTGCAACAACGTGGACGCTGTCAACGATTTCATTTGTATCGCCGATTCCTGCACCCGCTGCGCCAACAGTTGCAGCGGTACGCGGCATTGGCGTGAATATTTCCGGCATTACGCAAGCAAACCCAGCAGTAATTACTGTTGTTGCTGCACATCAATTTCAACTTGGCGATCCAATCAACATCAGCGGTGTTGTTGGCATGACGCAAATCAATGGCTGGTACACCGTTTCCGACATTACTCCGTCAACTGAATTGAAATTGCATGTTTACGCTACAGGTGTGGATGTTGACAGTACCGCCTATGGCGCGTACGCATCAGGCGGCACAGTTCAGTACGGCAACCAAACAAACGACCTGACAAACTTCTATAAGTTGACATCAATAGCAACCAATGGGTTTGACGAAAGCGTTGCGTCAGTAGCAGGAAGCGTTGCCAACAACCTGTCAGTGAGCGGTGCGTCAAACAACTTGTCGTGGGTTGCTGTTCCCGGCGCACTTCGATACAACGTCTACAAGCAGCAAAGTGGACTGTATGGTTATATCGGACAAACCGAGGGTACGACGTTTAATGACAACAACATTGCGCCTGACATGGGGATTACGCCTCCCATCGTTGACCCGGTGTTCGCGTCCGCAGGGAATTACCCACAGGCCGTGAGTTACTTTGAGCAGCGTCGTGTGTTTGCCGGCACAACGAACGAGCCACAAAGCATGTGGATGACGCGTTCAGGAACCGAAAGCGACATGTCGTACTCGCTTCCTGTCAAGGACGATGACCGAATCAACTTCCGTGTCGCAGCGCGAGAAGCCAACACCATCCGTCATGTCATCCCGTTGACACAATTGATCCTCTTGACCAGCGCAGCGGAATGGCGCGTCAGCCCGATCAACAGCGATGCGATCACGCCGACAACTGTGTCTGTCCGTCCGCAGTCGTACGTTGGCGCAAGCAACGTGCAGCCTGAGATCATCAACAACAGCATGGTGTACTGCGCTGCAAGAGGCGGTCACGTTCGCGAACTCGGTTACTCATGGCAGTCGAACGGGTTCATCACTGGCGACCTGTCAATCCGCGCTGCTCACCTGTTCGACAACTTCAACATTGTTGACATGTGCTACGCCAAGTCGCCGCAGCCACTCTTGTGGTTTGTGTCAACGACAGGCAAACTGCTTGGGCTGACCTACGTTCCTGAACAGCAGATCGGTGCATGGCATCAGCATGACACCGACGGCGTGTTTGAGTCCTGCACCGTTGTTGCGGAAGGCAATGAGGATTCCCTGTACGTCATTGTCCGACGCACTATCAACGGCAACTCGGTGCGATACGTTGAGCGGATGGCAACTCGGCAGGTCAACCTGCTCAAAGACTGCTTCTTTGTGGACGCGGGATCGACGTTCAACGGCACAAACCTGACCGCTATGACCGTCACGGTGACGGGTGGCACATCTTGGGGGCCGGATGAAGTATTGACCATTACCGCTTCATCAAACCTGTTCGTGTGGCCTGGAACCACCGATGTCGGGGATGCCATTGTGTTGACAGATTCCACAGGTGCTTCCTATCGCCTCAAGATCCTCGCCACGAGTTCCCCGACTGTGGCAACAGCCAAGGTGGACAAGGTCATTCCGGTCGCTCTCAGGGCAACTCCGACCGTTGTGTGGGCATTTGCACGGGATACGGTCAGCGGACTGTCGCACCTTGAGGGTAAGACGGTCAGCATCCTTGCCGACGGGGCGGTCATGCCGCAGGTAGTGGTGACCGGGGGAGTGGCAGTCCTTGAACGTGCATCGGTAGTGGTTCACGTTGGTCTGCCGTACCAAAGCGACCTACAGACCCTGCCAGTGTCATTGAACATCGACGCATTCGCGCAGGGGCGCGTGAAGAACGTCAATCAGTCATGGATTCGGGTGTTCCAATCGTCGGGCATATTTGTCGGCCCTGACGCAAACAAGTTGACAGAAGTCAAGCAGCGCACCACCGAGCCGTACGGTTCACCGCCAGCCCTGAAGTCCGATGAAGTCAGCGTCGCTATGACCCCGACATGGGCGCAGTCCGGTCAAATCTACATTCGGCAGAGCGACCCGCTCCCGCTGACCATTGTCGGCATTACCACAGAGATTGTTGTCGGCAGTTAACTAGGAT